ACTTCCATTACCCCATGCTTTTGCGGGACTTTCATATACTGAATCGTCCCAACGATCTTGAATTCTTTCTTCTACCTCATCAAAATGAAGAGGCGTGTAATCAGTTTGCTCGACGCAAACGCACAGATAACGCGGATCGATATACTGTTTTGTAGCATTCGTATCCATGTCAATTGCACTCAGTTTGACTTCATTAGCATGCAGATGGCCATGTACGTTGACACGGAACCGTTCTGTCACACAATCAGGATGCAGAGGAATATGGCTCATGATAAACTTATCAGTAAAGACACGGACACCATGAATCTGCTGGAAACCAACTTCACGGTACTCTTCGTCTTTGAAGATATCGTGGTTGCCACGGATGAGGATCTTACGACCATTCATCCGCTTCACTAGTTCAAGATACTTCTTGTTGATGACAACGTCACCAAGGAAGTAGACAGTATCCTGCTCCTTGACCTTCGCGTTGTGACGCTCGATCATAGTCTCGTTCATTTCCTCGTTAGAGGTGAACGGACGGAGAGGGCTACCATCCTCAAGCTTGAACTTTTCCCACGAGTTCGTATGACCAAGGTGATGGTCAGAGATAACGAAACGATTTACAAACTTTGTCATATTCTTACCCTATACGATATATCGATTAATGTACATGTTTATTTTCACACGAACGTAATTTTATCGAAACCTTCTGACATGAGAGGAATCTCATAGCTATCGATCATCTTATCAAGAACTTCCTGAGGAATGGTCTTGCCGCGCCGCGAGTTCAGGCGACGCTTCCACTCTTCCTTCGAAAGAGCTTCCGAACCAACCTCAGGAAACACTACGCATTCGATCTCATACTTGTGTAGTTTCAGTTTCTGAATGAACTTAGCACGAGACTTTGCAGTCAGATTGGTGCGGTCGATAATAAAATCATTTCCGCGCATCAGACATGTAGTAATTTGCCTCCACATTATCTGTTCGGCAAACTGAATCAGTCCCTTGAATCCTTCATCATATGTCATGCCATAGCTGCTAGCTATTTCTTGGATTATGTTATCAGTTGACGCCACAACCGGCGGGTATTCTCCGTACTTGTTGCGGTGCCAAGTTGATTTACCAGATGCAGGAACACCAACTAACATTATACACTTAGGCATCTTTTTTATCCAATTCTTTTATGAGATCAGCGCTGAGCGTCTGGACCTTTTTTTGAAGTTCCCGACAAAGTGCTTCAGTCTTTTGAAGCTTCCACCATTGAGGCGTTTCTAGCATTTCATGTGGCTTACGGAAATAGGTTTGAAGGCCAATTTCTACCATATAGGTAGTCACTAACTGTTCTATCTCTTGAGCCAAATGTTTAGCTTTCATTGTAAGTCACTCCTTTAAACCATACATCACGAATCTCTTCGTACTTCACCGTCTTCGTCAAGTTGTTACGAATCGTGTTACGAACATCATCGAGAATTTTAATTGCAAGATTCATATCAAAAGGTGTATCAAAGTTTTTGAACACAATCGGACGAACATACCCATTAACGTTAGGAGCATGATTGATAGCATAAGACTTACGATCAACACCTGCCTTATCAATGTAGTAAAGAATCTGCACAATATACGCAACAGTATCAGTAACAGCCTTATTGAAATCGCTCTCAAACTGAGTCAGACGATCACGATCTTCCTGAGGCAAGTGAGCCTTCACGTCATCGAGGTTATTGTCAAGAATCAACTCAACAATGTTACGATCTTGAAGGATCTTTTCCTTTGCCTTGTGGATCTGAACATACCAATCGCACTTCAGCTTCAGCATATGCCCATCATCGAAACGAACAACAAAGCCTTCGAGATCCTCAAGATCACGAACGAAGTTAACAAACGAAGACATCGTCTTGTTACCCCTCTGCACCGTATTGTGCCATTGTTCAACCATTGCAAAGTCCCATTGACGAATGACAGGAACACCATACGATTTTGCTAATGAAACCAATCGATCATACGGAGCATATCCGCCAGTTTTAATATCACGAATGGCAGTTAGCACCAATTGGTCTTCTCGATAATCCAAAACAATACGCTGCTTACGCGAGCACCATTCGAAGATAGGAGTAAATCCCGAACCAATCAAATAACGAAACTCATCATACTGAGGATTGTTCTTTACGAACTCTTCGACAGGTTGAGCCACATCAGTAGCACCCATCTTCGTACCCCAGATCATCTCACCATTCACAATGAACGGAGCAATCATCGAACCATCAAGCTTCTCAAGAATGGCATAATCACGAGACATATCGACTGCGTGGTCCTGAGTTTCTTCGCGTTCATTGACGTTGAAGAACTTGTGGAACGGACGACGAATGATCTCGCCAGTTGCAGTATCAAAAATAATACCACGGCACTCACGACGAATGTTACAGTCGAACGTATCAGCCATCATCACATTGTAGTTAATGACAGTATAGCCTTCCTTGACAGCCACGACAAATTCATCACGACCTTCGATTGCAGGCAGTACATCAGAGATGTTTGTGATATGTGGAAATTCGTAGTTCATAATAAATCCTAAAAGAATGGCTGAAGCGACCGATCCACCCTGCAGTCACTAGCAATTTACGAAAGATCACTCGAGATCGCTTCAGCCATTATCAGCTTACACTGATTTCGATTAATTGTACATGTTTATTTTGATATTCCTGCCATCTTCATTATTTTTTCGTCTTTGTCGCTAATTTGACCCCATCGGCGGGCGGAGTCCAAACGGTTTTCATACCAAATTCTTCCATCTTCTTCGATGACAGTTACGTCATATTCAGTGCACCGACGAAGCCAACAAATCCGATCAGTTAACTTATTGTATCGAGCGTACAGTTTATCAAAATTTCCAAGGGCATCTATTTTTTCTCTAACTAGTGCTGCTTGGCATGGCGTGCTAAACCAGCATTCGCGATCATATTCATTAAATATGTTGTAAAGAATTTCATCTGTGACGCGCATTGTAGTTCTCCTTATTAAAGAACCATTATACCGCGTTTTAAATATATTGTAAACAAAAAAATGGGCGACCCGAAAGCCGCCCATCATGCGTGTAGCAGGAGGAACCCCACCTGTGACCCTGCCTATTCCAGTCGTCAATTAAGACACTTGCCTCTTATACAGATAAACTGCATATCCACGCACCACATAGTGTACATCTATTTATACAAGTTCTTCAGTCAATTCCAAAGTTTTTTCACGTTCGGCTAAAAAAAATTCTGGTGTGAAGCCGTCGAATCCTCCGCCGAAGTTAAGATGTCGAACCATCTCCTTGGCCTTACGCATTCCTAATCCCTTCAAAACAAGCTGGTTTGTTTTGGTTTCAAGGATGTCTCCGCCTACTTCAACATAGCCTGCACCGATATCAATCAGTTGCTTGTCATTCACGATCTTATAGTTAACCATCAATCTTTCTCCACTGAAATCCAAAACAAAGTTCTTGCATCTTACGGTGAAACCAGTTCGGTTCCATTCCCTTATTGGGTTGATAAACGATAGCGCCATGCTGGGACTTACCGTAATCCCCCATTAACCACACTTTCCACTCAGACTTTTCTGGCAGTTCAAGTATTTTTCCGGAGACATTCGTTGTGAATTCTACCATCAATTAAATCCTTGAAATTTGTTACGATTGAACTTGTTTACAGGTTTTGACTCATCGAGTAGACGACTGCCAGAATCAGACTTATCAAAGATAGGAACGTCATCGTCTTGCAGGACATCTTCTTGTGCTGACATCTCTACGTTGTACAGTCTCATCTTCGAGTAGTCAACACCAATCACAAAGCGTTTATGCACCGAAGGATCGCCGTAACGATTCTTCAACTGCTTTACCATGATCTGATTAAGCTGACGAAGTTCTTCACTCGTAATCAAGGCAAACATAAAGTCGGCCGTTGCTGGTAGACCGAAAGATTCAGAAGTATCTTCAAGACCAACATCAGAGTTGCTGAAACCAGAACGATTAGTCTGAGTAGCCGAAACTATGGGTACGTTGAACTCGACGGCGAGGCCGCGAAGTTCTTCGGCGATCGCCTTGATGTAGGTGTACGAGTTCACGTTCGACCCCGGCTTTATCCTCGAAGATGCACAGATGTTCAGATAATCGATGTAGATAATGTCGGGGATAAAGTTCTTCTTGATCTTCAACTCGTTCAAGAGATGTCGAAAGTTTGCGGATCCTGCGCATGCTGTTGGATACTCCTTCACAATGAGCTTGCCTTTGGCTCGTTCCTTGACTTTCCCTACCAACTTGTAATAGATGGCTTGTGGTAGATCTTTGAGATCATCGAGTGTCACACCAAGAAGATTGGCATCGATACGCTCGGCGATTCTTTCTTCTGCCATTTCCAAAGTGATATACAAGACATTCTGACCTGACATCAAGTTTTGAGCCGCATTGTGACACATGAACAATGACTTACCGACACCAGTACCAGCAAGAGCAATGTTCAGAGTCTTACGAGGTAGACCGCCTTGAGTAATCTTGTTAAAGAAGTCAAGGTCGAAACCGATACGAACTTCCTTACGATGATAGAACTCATAACGTTCTGCTGCATCATTCAGAAAGTCATGACCGATATGACTATCAAAGGAAACGCCGAGTGCATCAGTCAAGATCTGAGGAATAGCACCGACTGAGATGCTATCCTTCTTGCTATCATCTACCAATTGAATAGATTTCATCAGAGCATTATATAGTGCCTTATCTTTACAGAATTTCTCGGTGTTATCTACGAGCCATGCCACATCACGATCTTCTGACTTGTCAAGGCCAGAAATCACTTCCTTCGCCAGCTTGAACTGGTCGTCAGACAATCCACTTACTTCATTGATATCAATTTCAACAGCAGATTTTGTAGGAAAGTTGTTATACTTTCCCACATATTCATGAATGACAGAGAAGATCTTACGATCTACAGTATCTGTGAAGTACTCTTCTTTGAGGAATGGAATGACCTTGCGACCATACTCCTCGTTTTCAATAAGATTTCCAAATATAATGTGTTCAATTCTCATTCATCCTCCATCTCATAGACTGCTGCTACCTCATCTTCTTCTTGCATAATAGCACCATTCGATGCAGCATACTTCTTTTCAATGAATTCATTGAACTTAGGACACTGTAGAATAGGATGCCAGAAGCTGAAGCTGTACGTATCGTTCATGCGATACGACTTTTCACCAATCTCTCCAGTTTCCATATCGACCTTCTGGAACCAACCAACCTTTGGCTTGATTACGTGACCAGACTCGAGAGCCATGTCAAGTAGACCAGACCACTTGCTGATGCCTTCGTCCCATGATACTTCGATAGGAATCTTGCTCTTTTCTTTGACGAACCGAGACTTTTCGACATTGATGATGAAGTTGTAGCCAGTCACATCCTTGCCGTCTTTTTCTTGTTGACGACCGAGGATGAAGATGTTATCGGCTGAGTAGTAGATACCAGTACCACCAGAAACGACTGCCTTCGAGTACATTTCTTGAGTCTGGTATGTGTGATTGACCACGATCAGAGGAATATCCTTCAGATTGAGGTGGGGCGTAACCATGCGGAACAGAGACTTCAGCTGCTTTGCTCGAGTCATATCTGCGGCAGAGTTTTGCTTGAGTGCATCCTCGACTTCTTTCTTCGAAGCGAGGTTACCGACCGAATCGATCACGACGATGACATGATCACCGCGCTTGATCTCTTCGAACTGATGCATAATATCAAACTTCAACTGTTCGACATCTGTGATGGGAGTATGGAGAACTCGAGATGTGTCGATGCCGAACGAGTCGAAGTAAGATTGTGGAGTACCAAATTCTGAGTCATAGAAAAGCATGACTGCGTCTTGATACTTGTCCATGTATGCCTTCGCCATGAGAAGGCTGAACGAGGTTTTAAAGTGCTTTGATGGACCTGCCCAGATGGTGAGACCAGGAACGAAGCCACCATTGATCTTACCGCTGAGGGCAATGTTGATGGCAGGAATAGTCGTTGCGATCATATCCTTGGCATTAAAGAACTTTGAATCCGACAGGATATCTGAGTCTTTGATCGTTGTATTCTTGCGTAGTTTGTTAAGTAAGTCGGACATAAATTCTCCTTGTCATATTGTTCAGTATAACCGATGTATCTTTATTTGTACACCATAATATTCAGCTATTCAAGATTTTATTCAGTTTAGTAATGAAGAGATCAATCTTCTCTCCACGATTCGGCCAATTAATAATTGGGTTTTTATCTGCATCTTTCTTTAAGTTTGTAAGTAAAGGCATGACGGCATCGTACATTGCCCTTGCCTTATCATTACCTTCTTGCTTGATTTCTTCTTCGGAAGAAGTCGTGAAACCGAAATCAAAGTCTAAGTCTATGTCTAGTTTTGCCATTAGCTGAACCAATCCTCGAGTGTTGCGCGTTTTTCTGCTTGCCATCCCATCGTATTAGTGA